GAGCATCAAGCGGCGCTTGGGAGGCCGGCGCTCCCAATTCGACGATGGGCGGGTCGGCTTTCGCAAGATCACCATCCGGCTTCCTCGCTCGCTCTATAAATGGGAGTTCGAACAGGAGAGCGGCGATATCCTGGGGATGTGGCAGTATCTGGAGAATCCGCCGAAGGGCCAGGAGCATACGGTATACCTGCCCCTTAATCGGGCGTTGCTGTTTCGGACGTCTCGAGAGGGCGACAACCCGGAGGGGTCCTCGATCTACAGGCCGGCTGTGCGACCGTTCGACTATAAGCGGCGTTTGGAGCAGGTGGAGGGCATCGGTCTGTATCGGCGATGGGCCGGCTTCCCCATCGTCAACCTGCCCGATGGCGCGACGGCTCGCGACGAGGTTCCGGCTGGTACGGTATCGGACGAGGAGCGGGCCGAGGACTTTGTGAAAAAGGTGTACGAGGATCGCATGATGGGGGCATACCTCATGCCGGGCTGGTCCTTCGCGTTCGGCGGGCCCGAGGGAACCGTCGATCCTACCATGGGCCAGACGATCATCCGGAAAGATGCCGAGATGACGCGGGCGATCCTGGCGCAATACCTGCTGTTGGGCCTGCGCGAAGTGGGGACGCAGGCGCTGGCGACCACGTTGCTGGATGCGTTCTTCCTGGCAGTCGATGCCTATCTGCAGATCATACGGGATGGGCTCAACCGCTATGCTGTCCCATTTCTGTTCGGCTACAATACCGATTTTCAGGGCATGACCGGATATCCGACGTTTGAGACGTCATCCCCTCGCGCTCTGGATCTGGAGATTGTAGGGAAATACCTCGCGGCGATCGCGCAGGCCGGTGGGCTGCGCATCGACGATCCGACCGAATCTTTCCTGCGCAGCCTGATACCGGGCATGCCCGATGCGCTGCCGGTGGAGGAGGAAGAGGCTCCCGAGCGACCGAAACCGGAAAGCGGGGAAGAAGAACAGGAGATCCGTGGGGAGGGCGAGGGGGGCGAGGGCGACGAGGGTTATCGAAAGGGGGGCGACGACCTGGGCGAGGTCCCAGGGCGGCGTCGGTTTTTTCGGGGGTTCGGGTCCGGCTCCGGGGATGGTAGTGGGGGCGGAGGCGGGGAGAATTTCGCGGCGAAGGCGGCTCCCGATGGCCGGGCGGCGCAGTACCATGCCTTGACCGATCGCAACATGCGGGCCCAGCGGGCCAATCTGGAGGGCTGGTCTGACGACGTGGCGTCTCAAATCTCGCAGTTAGGGCCCGAGGTGACCGATCGCGCAGTCCGATCGAAGATCGACGATCTGCTCCTGGCCGGCTTGCTGCTCATGCGCGAGCGATCGGTCCTCGACATCACGGCTGCGTTCTGGCTCGGGTTTGGCAAGCCTGCCGGTGGTCCGGCTCAGTTGGGGGCGCTCCAGGAGGAGATCCGGCTCTGCGACGATTGGATGGGCTATAGTGCGGGCGAGCTCATGCCGGTCAATCCTGCAGGTGGGGGCACTTTGTGGGGCGACATTGCCGGCGAACTGGAGGGCCAGATCGCGGCGATCCTCCTGCTGCTGAAAGAGGGCCGAGAGGATGACGTGTTCTTCCTGGTCCAGGAGGCAGTCCAGGCGGCGACTCAGGCTTACTCCCGGGCCGAGCTCTACGCAGGCCATGTCTGGCACTCTATCTGGTCCGGGGCCTACCAACGCGATCGCTACGAGGAAATGTTGGGGGGTCTACCGGGTCCGATCCGATGGGTCCTCGACGTATGGGCCAAGCATTGCCGGCAGTGTCCTATCTTTGGGGCGGATCCTCCTGGGCGTGAATATCCCTCGTGGGATGCTATGCTGTCTGTGACCGGTGGTATCACGCCAGGCTTTGGCACGGACTGCGATGGGCGATGCCGGTGTCACGTGGAGGTTTATAGGGCGGGCGTGTGGGTGTGGGCATGAACGATAACGGGCGAGACTCCAAGCTCCTATCTGTCCCAGGGCCGATCGCGGCGTTCGTGAATCGGCTGTGTGCATTGGATGCTGGCAATCACATGATCATCGTCGTCAAGGCTGGTTCCGGGGCTCGCGGGCTCGTGTCCTGGAGTGTCCTCGAGGGCCGGGCCGAGATGCCCAAAGCAGACACGTCCGAATCTCCCAAAGCAGGCGCCAATTAGAACAGAAAACGCTCCCCCTACCCCACCCACTTGGGCAGGTGTAGGGGGAGCGTTTTGCTTGCTGCCGGCTGGCCGGCTAATCGTAGCGTTCGACGGCTTTGCGCAGGGCTGTGTATATGGGCTCGCTTTCGTCCTCGTCATCCCCCATGCCGTGGATGTCCCACAGGGCCAGGGTCTTGCGGGCGGCGTCGAGCAGTGGGGCAGTAGCGACGTGGGCATCGGCGATGGCGAGTTGTTCGCGGGCGAATTCGAGGATCTGTTCATCGTCCTCCGTGCGATAGTCTGGCGTGGCGTCTGCGAATGCCTTCGTGATCAGGCGCAGGGCGTGGAGCATGTCGGGGTCCGGCATCGGCAGCGTGTTGATGTCCTTTGCGATGGCCTGGATGTCTCTCCAGCGTTCCACTTCTTCAGGTGTCCATTGCTCGAAGTCGAGCTCCGGGTCCATGTGATCGATCAGCCAGTCCATTGCCTCGACCACGTGCATGGGCGGGTGCTGCGATGCCAGGGCGAGCAACCTGCGGCTCGCGGCCAGGGCCAACTGCAGTTTCTCCAGTTTGGCTCGGAGATCTGCCTGCGCTTCCTCGCTTTCGGACTCATCCTTGCCGAAGCTGGCGAGTACGAACCACGTGGCGGCGCTCTCGAGTTCCTGCAGGCTCGCGATCAACCTTTGTAAGCGGATCATCGGGGTCCTCCTGTCTATCGATCTGGTTTGGGTGTGGCGCTCCGGGGCCGGGTCCAGGCCAGGGCGATTTTCCAGGTTTTCAGGCTGGCCGGCTGATGACAGTCTAGTCGTCATCCCGTATGAATCGGGCTGGCCGTTTGGGCGCTGCCTCGCGTTGCCGGCGAGGCTTCCCCTGCGGTTCAGGCAGGATCTGGCCTACTTTGTCCATCCCCTCCTGGCCTGGGTCCGGCTCCGGAGCATTATCCTAAGCGCAGACTGCGGCGAGTTGGTAGCGGGTAAACTGCGTCTGTTGTAGGGCGTCGATCCAGGTGAGCAAGACGGTCCAGAACTCGTCCAGGCGTTCGATCCCTTCGATGTCGACGACGTGATCGCCGATGTCCTGCTCGGTTCCCCCTGCCGGCGCTCCGGAGGGGGTCTTGTCCATACTGCGGGCGTAGACGGCGACCATGTTGTCCTCTACCCACAGCACTTCGGCGCTGAAGGTTCGGGCGTATACCTGGCCCATCCCGGTCTGGCCGGTGGTGACCGTCTTGCTCAGGCGCTGGCCAATCTTCGCTCGGAAGTATGGTCCCAGGAATGAGGGAGTTGGCAAGCGAGCGATCACTTCCTCGACTGTGGTGGGTTCGTTGGCCATGTGATCATACCTCCGGGGCCGGCTGCACTACTACATGCACAGTGGGGCGATCATCGTCGGGCGGATCCGCATATCCGAGGAGCGTCTCGGCGATGTCATCGTAGCGGGCCAGGATATCCCCTGCTCCGACACGATCCGTCCATCGTTTGCTGCCATCGGGATGGCGGAGTTCGAAGGTTCCCTCGTGCGGGTCATAGTCGGTGATCTGCACGCGCGTCCGATCGATGATGCGCTGGTATCTGGTCCATCCTCGCAAGAATGCTGCCCACAGCATGCTTGGCCATGGGTCCTCCGGCAGAGAGGGCCATGTATCCTCCGTGCCAGGTCCGGGATCGAGGCCGGCGACGTCGGGGCGGGGTGTGCAGTTGCGCATCCACTCGGTTGTCAACCCGTGGGTGTGCTGCAGCCAATTCCAGATCGTGTCTGCGTCCTCGCCATGGTAGCGGATGGCTTTCAACTGCGGGTGGTCCAGATACAATTCGAGTTCCTGCGTCTGACCGTCCTCCTGCGGATGCCGGCGGGCGGCGACGATGTGGCTGACCGAGATCAGCCAGTTTCCATCTTGAATCATGGGATTGTTCATCTGTAACCTCCTGGTTGTGAATGGTCCTACTATATAAACGGTTCGGGGCCTGGTTTTCTTCAGGCTCCCTACTGCCAGGCCGGAAGTGTATCAGTTCTGATATACTTACGGGCTGGCGGTAGGGGGAGACGTCTTTGCGAGGGCGTCTCTCCCTGGCCGGCTTATTGCATCCATGGCGCATCGATGTCATCGGGTACGGGGGGCCTGGCCGGCAGCAATCCTTCGGCGACGTAGAGCTCGAACTCCAGTTCGTCTGGTTCCGTGGCTGTGAGCTCGGTATCTGCGACGAGTTGGGTCCGTTCCCCTGTGGGTTCTCCATTGGGGAATAGGAACTCGACTTCGACCAGGGCCGGCTTGTCCGGATCGCCATCGATCAGAGCGAGCTCCCTCGACTCGTGGATCGCGACGATCTGCACTCGGCGTTCGTGATAGTAGATCATCGGGTCATACCTCCTGGGGGTGATGGGCAGGTTTCCCTGCTGCAGGGCCAGGCCGGGGTCCTGGCGCTGCAGCAGGGGGAGACGGGGTCCAGGCGTCTCCCCCTGCGTGGCCTACTCGTTGGGGTCGTATTCTCCCCCACAGGTTGCACAGTGTACGGTCTGCGCAGGCGTCCATGTCAGGCAGTCCATGCGGCGTTCACCACAGGTCGGGCAGGCTGTCGAGCGGAGCACGAGGCTCTCGTCCATCGCGGCTTGTACCTTGACGGCCAGGCCGGCGATGGTTTCTGCCTGCAGGACGCAGTACCGAACCGGGTTCGCTGTGTACCGGATTTCTTCGCGCAGGGCTGTGTACCGCTGGCGTAGGAATTCCAGGTTGGCGAGTAGGATGTTGAGCTCTGCCTCTGAGAGCTCCAGGTGAATGGGGATTGCGTTCATCGTCATCGTGTCATACCTCCTGGGCATGTGATATGTGTAGGGCTTGCCCCTACTGTTGGGCGAGATGCTTGTGTTCAATCTCTCTCTCGCCGATGCCAACGACTTGAATTCTCCATGTGGTCTTGTGCTTTATGTTCGCGAGTACGATGCCGGCGTGGCCTTTGTATTCTCCGCCGACGATCTGGACAGTGTCTCCCTCGCGAATTCCATGGACTTCAATCACTTTGCCTAATCCTTTCATGTTCTTCCTCCTGGGTTGGGATTGTAGGGTTGCCCCTACCGCATCCCCAGGCCGGCGATCTGGCGATCGCTTGGGTGAGCTCCTGGGGATGCGGTAGGCGGGGAGCGCGGGCTCCCCTGCCTACAGTTAGGCGATCGGCTCGCCATCGATTTCGACTGCCTGCATGACCGAGCAGGCTCGCTGGAGGATCGTCCCATCTGGCGCTGCCAGCAGGAAGGCGGGCTCCGTGCTGCCATCGGCGGGGAACCGGTGCATGTACGTGGCCAGGACTCTGTATCCTGCTTCGCGGTCCAGGTCCGATGTCAGGAAGATCCCGCTTCCGCTATAGGGGGCCGGCTTAACTCGGACGATCATCGTGGTGAAGTGGGTCGTGATTTTGTCGACTTGTCTCGTCATCGTGTCATACCTCCTGGGTGGTATTTCTCGACGTGGTATCCACATCCCCCTGGGTAACCCTGCCCGTAGGTGTCTACCCAGGAGCAGAGGGCGCGATCGAATCCTCCGCTTCCTGGAGGAGGTCCGTGCCATGCTCCTGCGATTTCCTGGGCTCCGGGTCGGGGCGAGTAGGCGGGTGGATACGTGCGGATCACTACATGCTCGGCATCTGGTGGGATGGCCGGGTCGGGTTCGAGCAGTCCTGCCTGCGTCAGGATCTGCTCCAGCGAATCGGCGAGGATGAAGCGCAGGTCTGTCATTTCCTCGTCGATGGTGGCCAGGTCGGCGGGGCTGGCGGTATCGACCTGCTCGCCGAGCTCGTGCAGGCGTTCGTAATACCTGCGCAGGCCGACGAGGAGACCGTCCTTTAGGGTGAGGGTGTGGGTGATCATCAGATCCTCCGTCTCTCCCGTGCGAAGCTGAATGCTGCTCCGGACTCTGGCAGCGGGTCCGCCTGCGGCTCGATTGGCTTCCCGTTGGTATCGGGCTGCTCATCGTCGGGCAGCCAGGCCAGGTTGCCCCACTCCACTTGATCGGTCATGATGCTGACGCGATTATGGGTGGGCAGCCAGGTCTGGACGAAGGCGTGGTCCTGGGGGCCGGGTCCGCCGAACTTGGCCAGGATCGTGGCGTCGGTGATGTGGGCTCCTTCGGTGTCATCCTCAGCGTCTACGATCGCCATGGCTTGAAGCTGGACTTTGGCATCCTTCATCCAACTTGGCTTCTCTCCGGTGTACCGGTAGAAGCGACCGAACTCGACTCGTGTTTGCTCATCCATGTCTTACCTCCATACCTCCTGGGTGTTTGGTGGTCTACTATATAAACGGGCGGAGGGCCGGTTTCCTTCAGTCGGCGCTCTATCCGTTTGGCTAGTAAACCGGATAGCAGTTGGGGAGCTCCCAACCCCAGGGCCAGGCGGGTCGTCCTGGTCCTGGGGTTGGGGGGCAGGAGGGTGGGCATCCTCCTGCCCCTTGCCCCTGGGTGTTGGCCTACTCGTAGGCACCGAGGCGCGTCAGGGCCGGCGTGGGGTCGATGGGCACTTCGTGCGTATTGTGCCAGCTATCGACTCTGACCGGCATGCCGGCATCGATGAAGCGTTGGAGATCCTCATATCTGCTGAGTTTGGCGAACTCGGCGCAGAGGAGCGGCTTGGCGGCTTCGGCGTCTAGGGCGAGGCAGTCGACCGTGATGTTCTGGCTCCCTGGGTTCCATTCTTCGAAGCTGTCCATGAAGCGGGCCAGGGAGGGGTCTGGTACGTCCTCGAGGGGCACGTGCTGGTGCAGGCGAGGGTCATAGAGTGACTCGACGAAGGTGCGGCTGCGGGCTAACTTCTCCAGCATCTGCCTGGGGGATATCGGTGCATAGGGCGCAGCGTCCGTCTTGAGGGCTCGCTTGGCCCACTTCGTTGCGATGGTGAGGTCCTCCAGGTGTCTGGCCGTTACCTCGACCTGCATGCCGTACCAGTCCAGCGGGCGTTTGTGTCTCTCGCTATGCCAGATAATCTCGATCCGCGAGTTGTTGGCGAAGCGATCCTGTGGGTACAGGGTGAGGCGGAAGGTGGCATAGTCAGAGTTGCGCGGGAACTCGATGTGCGCTTCATAGTAGCATACGGCTTTCTCGGTCATCGTCTTACCTCCTGGGTGAGGATCTGTAGGGCGTTGCCCTACCGTAACCCCAGGCCGGGGGTCCTGGAGTTATGGTAGGGAGGGAGCTCAGGCTCCCTCCGTCCCAGGGAGCGGTAGAGGCCGGCTGTGTTGGCCGAGGCTCCTACCATCTGGCCGGTATATCGTCGGGCCCATGCCCAGGCGTCTGTACAATCTCACGGCCAGTTCGGCGCAGGCGATCATGCTGCCGTGGTACTCGATGCGGCTGCTGCTGACGGGATCCCGGCTTACCAGTTTATACATCGTGGCGACGTCGTTGGCTTTGAGGCTGTTCTCGATGATGGCTGCGAGGTCGATGGTGTCCATCTGATACCTCCTGGGTGGGTTATGTAGGGCGTTGCCCTACCGTAACCCCAGGCCGGGGGTCCTGGGGTTATGGTAGGGAGGGAGCGCGGGCTCCCTCCGTCCCATCTATCGTCCTTCCCATTTGACCAGGCATGCCCACTGTTTCCAGCTAAGCGGGCTCGGGTATTGGCGTTCCTCCGGGTCCGTCTCCAGCCAGGTGATGATCTGGTCGCAGAGGCTGGCTCGGAAGTCCGAGCGGAATTGCTTGGTCTTGAGTAGGCGGGCGGCTGCTCGGCGCTGGTTGGGGTGTACGTCCGGGCTGGCCATCCATCGCAGCCAGTGTTCTGGCCAGTCCGGGTCGGCGATCGCGAAGGTGTCTTGCCAGGCGAGGGGGTCTTTCAGCCATTCTTCCGGCGTCAGCCAGGCGGGCAGGTCGATCGCTCGGACTTCCCACTTGGTGAAGGTTACGGGTCGCCAGTCGTCGGAGCTCAGGATCCCTTGTTTTGTCTCCGTGATGTCTACCTGCTCCGTATAGACTGCGACCGGGCGGCGAGGCGTTCCCATTTCCTCGCCATCGTGGCGGTAGAGGATCGCGTGTGTTACGGTATCCATCGGTCATACCTCCTGGGTGTGTGGGTGTAGGGGCTCGGTGGGGGAGGATATCTCCCCCACCTTGCCTTTACTCATACCTCATCCCCCTCCTTGCCCGTCTCCCTTTCGGCTGGCCTGGGTCGGGCCGGCTTTAGGGCGGCGAGCAGATTGTCCACTCTCGCGCGGGCGATGCCGAGGCGCGTGGCGATGTCGAGGAGTGTTTCGTTTGCGTCTCGCCATTGCTGCTCGAAGGTGGCGGCATCGGTTGGCTTTTGGTCGTTCTCAGCCATCCTCATACCTCCTGGGTGTGGTATGTGTAGGGGCTTGCCCCTACCGGATCCGCAGGCCGGGGGCGTGGATCCCGTTGGGGTATCTTTGCTCCCGTTCTGCGGATGCGGTAGGGGGGGAGCGCGGGCTCCCCCTCCTACGCTGCGGATCAGGCTCCTTCCTCCCATCGTTCCTGTACGCTGGTTACTTCTATACGTTCGACTTCGTGTGCGGCGTGGGTTACGTGCGAGGTATGGCCTTCTCCCCTGGCCGGTTTCCAGGTCCAGGGCGTGACCATGGTCACTTGTTCGCCTGCGACCGTCGTTACCTCCAGGATCTGGCCGGTTGCCTTGATCCGGGCCAGTTCGCCGACTTTCGGCGTTCCGGGTCTTACTTCCATGGTGTGCGTGGTGACGATCCCGTTTTCGCGCTTCGATTCGGCGAGGGCCACCATCTTGATTGCCATGCTGCTCACCTCCTGGGTGTGGGATTATAGGGCCCTATCGCCGAGGGCTCTGCTACCGGCTCCGCGGGCTGCGGTGTTGGGGGGTTTGCGTCCGGTGGCCTAGACGGGGGTTGATCTGCCCGTCATCCCCTTCGGCTCGTGGTAGGGCCCTACCGTAACCCCAGGAGCGGGTCCTGGGGTTACGGTAGGGGGGAGCGTGGGCTCCCCTCTACTCTAGATCAGTCTGGCCCATTGGGCCATACCTCCGCGGGCCCAGTCCTGCGGGCGGGCTGTCGCGGCTATCTTGTCGGCGATGTCGTCGAGGCGATCGGCGAGGGCGCGTTGTTCGGTTCCCCAGGTTCCGGGCAGGTCGAAGGTGGCGGTTACGGGCAGGCATTTGTGTTCGCGTTTGGGGCTGATCGCGAAGGCGACCATCCTCCAGATATATGCGGTTTCTCCGCCTGCCGTTACTTGCCGGGTCGTGGGGTCGAAGGTGACTCGCGGCTTCGAGGCTCGCAGGCATCCTTTGTTCTTGCCTTGTGTGGCGATGATGCCTTGCGCGAGTGCGAGTTCGGCGGGTGTCAGGCTTGCCTTGCTCAGGTCGAGCTCGGGCATGTTGTACATCGTCTTACCTCCTGGGTGTGTTATGTAGGGCGTAACCCTACCAGCAGGAGGTTAGGTCGGGTCTTGCTGCTCTACTGCCGGCAGTAGTGTCCTGCCTAATCTCCTGGTGGTGGGGTTTCCCCCTTTCCCCCTATCCCCTCATTTTTCTTAATTCTCCCTCCAGGTTGGGGTGTTCGTTGGTATGTAGTTATGTATTAGTTCGCTTCTCGGTTTGTCCTGTCGTTGCCTGTCGGTCTTCTTGTCCGGGCCGTCCGATTCGGGTGGGCCCAGGCCGTCTGGCCAGATTTGCACTGTCGGGTGCGGGGGCTATGTTTTGGCTTTCGGCGTCCGGTTCCGGGCTGGTCGGGCCGGTTGGTTACTCCCTGGCCAGTCCTGGTTTTATCCCTCGCGGGTTAGGCTCGCGGCTCGCTTACTTGCCCCTTCGTGCTGTTGGTTGTTCAGGTTCCTGGTCTTGCTACTCGGTCCGTTTACTCGGCTCCGGTTTGTGTAGGCTTGGGGCGGCTCCCTGTCCTGCTTTTCCCCCTGCGTTGCTTCCTGTCTCCCTCTCTGCGTTGCGTTCTATCCTACTATAACAAATTATACTGCATCAAGGTTAACAACGGGTATTGAAACCCCTAATAAACTATTAAAAATTTCCGTGTTTCGTAACTCTTTCAAATTGCCCCACCCTGCCGGGTTGAGCCACCACATTGCAGCCTGGGGGCTGTCCGTTTGGGTAGTTAATCGGGCAACCTTCGCATAGTGACTAGGGCATGCCCCTGGCCATCGTCACGTCCTTGTCCACTGCCCGTCATCCATCTGCCACATTCTTGTCATCCTTTCTCGGACTTTGGTAAGACGAAAGTCAGGCAAAAGTCAGGTATCTTCCGGGCTTTTCGGGTACTTGGGGGGGATTGACACCGAAACCGTTCTCGTGTATAATGGGGACGTCAAGCGCAACCTCCTGGGTGTGGTCCTCGTCCGTAGGGGTCCGATCGGTTGCGGGAGATGCCAGGAGCATCCTGGGTCGTTGTTCCTGCTCCTGGCCGTTCTTATACCCATTTTTTGGTGTAGGGTGGGCGAGCGGGCGTGGCATCGGGGTTACTGTCTCGCTCGCCCACCCAGGAGCGCTGGTGGCGACGGGGCCGGCGTTTCCCTCCTGACAGTGCGATGGCGGTTTCCAGGTCCTCCGCCATCGCAGAAAAAGCGCAGGGCTCTCCCTGCTTCATAATAGCAGTCCGGCTCGGGCTTTAGGGCCTACGATCTGGATTCTGCCCAGGAACTCGTACACACGGGCGGTCACAGCATTTGCTGTGGCGGACTCGTGTGTTTTGCTTTGGGGGTATCGATGGGCAATCCAAGGTTGGAGGCGCTGCTCGGCCAAGTCGAACAGACTCTGGTGGCACTCGACGAGGGTGCTGCCGATCTGCAGAGCGTCCGGGAGATCCTGGCCACACGGCTGCGTGACTATCGGATGACGGCTCTGCCCCAGGTTCCCTGGACTCGAGATCTGCGCTCCGTTCTCCCCTCCAATACCCACTGTCCGGCTCCCCTCCAGAATGGCTGGTGGCGGCGCTCCCTCGATCAGATCGAATCCGTCTGTTTCCATCATACCTGCTCCCATTCTCCAGAGGCGTTTACTGCCTGGTACATCACCAAGGATGGTGGTCGGCCAGGCTGTTGTTATACCATCTGGATCGCCGAGACCGGGGAAGTCCTGCTCTGCGGCGACCTGGAGGCCGGCTGTTGGCACAACCACAATGGCCATCAGAACGTCGACCTATCGGTTGGCCTGGCCGGCAACAAATCGGTGTATCCTCCTTCCCCTGCGCAGATGCGGTCCGCCATTCAGGTGGCAGCCTGGGCGATTCTCTCTCCCATGTTGCCGGGGGTCACTTCCCTGGGGCAGATCATGGGCCACTGCGACTATCCCCTGTGTAAACCTGGCAAACCTCACGCGACGTCCTGCCCAGGCTGGCTTGTCCCACAGACGGGTAAATGGCGGTCCGCTTTGTTTGGTGGCCTGGCCGAGTTCCTGGCCGACTTTCTAGGATCCAAATAAGGGAGGCATCTATCGCGCAAATTCACAAAAATTCACAATTTCAACGTGTTATCGGGTTGGTTCCCTATTTCATCAAGGAGGTGGTCCTATGTTGCGCAGTCGAAAGTGGAGCGTTCGGGCGGTCAAGATCCTGGCCATCGCGCTGGCGTTGGTCATCGGGATCCTCGTTCCCCTGGTGCTGGCCAAGGGCCCGAGCGGGCCCGTGCTGCAGGGCGAGGACGAGCTCCCCATGCTGGAGGATATGATCATCGGTGGGATCCCGGTCATCCTGCTCATCGTCCTGATCGTGCAAATCTTCAAGGACTGGGTGGGCGTCCCAGGGCAATACCTGCGCTGGATATCCCTGGGCCTGGGTCTTGCTTTCGGGATCCTCTATCAATACGGTATGGGCTGGCCGGAGGAACCGTGGGGATGGGTCGTGTTCGTCGTCCGGCTGTTGTTCGGGGTCCTGTCGAGCTCCCTGGTTGACTTCACTCGTGACGTGGCGTCTCGCGTTGGCCTGAATAGACGTTAGCTGACGGGAGGTATGCCATGCCGTGGGAGATCCGTCCAGAGGGGGGCCAATACTGCGTCTACCAGTCCGACACGGACGAGCTCGTCAAGTGCCATCCTAATCGGGCCGATGCCGTGGCTCACCTGCGGGCGTTGTATGCGAACGTCGACCACTCCGAGGCCGGCATGTGGATCGATCGCGGATTCTTCGTCGATCTATCGGGCCAGGATGGGTCCATAGCGCAGCGGGTGCTGGCCGGCGATCCCATCTGCATCATACCTCGTGGGATGTTCTGGCGTGATGGCATGGCTCGCAACGTCGACGACCAGGCTGTCGACGAGTTCGTGGTCAACTATCGCGACCGGCTCGATCGGGGCCTGCGGCGCTCACGGCTCGCTGTGGATCAGGATCATAATGGCCGGGCACTTGGCTGGTATCAGGACGTGATGGCGCTCCCTGAAGGTGTGGGGTCGACGTTCCAATGGAATCGCGCTGGCCGGGAGGCGCTGGAGGCCAACGAGTTCGCTTACTTCTCGGCAACCGTCTACTGGCAGATGCGCGATCGCGTCACCAATCAAACGGTCAACAACGTGCTGGCCGGTGGGGCGCTCACGAACTATCCGTATTTCGGCGAGGCGACGGCGTTGTTCTGCCTCGCGACCGAGGCGGATGCCCCACCCATTTTCTATGCCGTCACTAAGACGGGTCCGCATGGTGACCAGTTGCCGGCTCGGGCATACCTTGTCGTAGAGGATCCATCGAAGCCGAGCACGTGGCACTTGCCGGTCATGTCCTGGCGGGGCGGCAAACTTGTGTACGATCATAAGCTGATGGGCGCTGCGAAGGCATCGCTCACGGCTGAGGAAGGCCATCGCGGGAACCCGTATGAGGGCCCGCAAAAGGCCGAGGCGTTGGCTAAGCTCAAGCGTCTCTACGAGCGCGAGGGCTTGGAGTTTACTCTGGAAGAGGGAGGTTTTCCTATGTCCCAACAAGCTCCACTACCAGGTGGGGAAAACGCGGATCAGGTCCTGGCCGGGCTCCGGCAGTTCTTTGCGGGGCTCATCCCTGGATCTGGCCGATCGGATGCCCCACCCACCAGTCCGTCCGCCGAGGTCCTGGCGCTGCAGGCGCAGGTCGAGGCGCTGAGCGAGCAGGTCGCGGGGTTCGGCGACCTGCCGGATCAGTTGTCTGCGGCGCAGGCGCAGGCGGATGAATATCGGGCCCAGGTCGAGACTCTGCAGGGCGACCTGGGGAGTGAGCGCGAGGCTCGCCAGATCGAGCGGTTCCGGCAGATGGCGGGATCCGACTATGCTCACTTGCCCGTCCAGATCGATGCGCTTGGCGAACATCTGCGCTGGCTTTACTCGCGGGATACGGAAGAGGAACAACCCCACGCGACGTTCTTCTCCGATCTGCTGCGCAGGGCCGACGAGATGTTCGTCGATGCGTTCCGCGAGCGCGGGTCGTCTCGCGCTGGCGGCGATGGGGCCATGGTGCGGATCAACGCTGCCATCGAGGAATACCAAGAGGCGCATGCCAATACAACCCGGGAGGAGGCCATGGAGGCTATCTTCCGGGCACAGCCTGATCTGTACGAGGCTTACCAAACGGAGCGCAGCCAGGCTGCGCAGGGGGTGTCCCAATGACCGCTGTTCCTCAAGGTGCTGAGATCCGTGTGAGCGTCGAGGCCGGCGAAGATCTGACGGGCAAGCAGTTCTACTTCGTCGAGATCGATACCGGCAAGCTGGCGCTGTGTGATGCGGCGACCGACCAACCCTTTGGGGTTCTCCAAGATAACGACGTCGTGTCAGGCCGGATGGGCGAATGCGTGGTGTTGGGCCCGTCCAAGGTCGTCGCAGATGGTGCTATCACCAAGGGCAACCTGATCGGCACTTCTGCCGATGGGCAGGCCGACGTCAAGGTTCCTGGTACGGATGTCACGGAGTATGTCGCGGGGATCGCTCTCGAAGATGCGACCAACGCAGGCGAGGTCCTGTCCGCGCTCATCAACTGTGTCAGTCCGTTCCGGGCGGCATAGGTTCACTGGCTTCATCGGTGGACATCTATCTATAGAAGGAGGCTGCCATGCCTACTGATCAACCAGGTTCGGGCGAGGTCCATGTCGACCAGTTGCTCACGGACGTGTCTGTGGGGTTCGTCAATACTGTCTACATCGCTGGCCTGTGGTTCCCCATGGTGCTGGTCATGAAACGATCGGACATCGTTCCGAAGTATACGAAGAGTGCGTGGTTCCGCGACGAGGCCAAGGAGTTGGGCGAGCGTGAGGCTCCGCCTGTCTCCGGCTACAACGTCGACGTGACCGATACCTACTACTGCCGGGAGTACGGTATGGGGCACTTTATCGGCGATGCGCGTCGGGCCAACACCGATCTGCCGTTCGATGCAGACCGGGATGGGGCCAGGTGGGTGACGGACAAAATGCTCATGAAGGAAGAGCGGCTCGTCGTCTCCGGCTTCTGGAAAACCGGTGTGTGGGGAGCGGATAAGACGGGCGGCGTCGACTTCACCAAGTGGTCCACTTACGCTACCAGCACGCCAATCCAGGATCTGCGCGGGTTCGGACGAACGATCCGGCGTGGCCTGGGTGGGCTCGCTCCCAACACGGCTATCTTCGGCGATCTGACGTGGGACGTGCTGGCCGATCATCCCGACTTCCTCGATCGCATCAAGTATGGCTCGGGATCCGACTCCCCTGCCATGGTCACTCCCAACCTCGTGGCGCAGTTGCTCGGGTATCAGAAGGTCCTCGTCGGTGCGTCCGTGTATACCGCCAGTCCGGAGGGCACTGCCGAGGCATCGGTGACGTACACTCCGAACTGGGACGACGATGGCTGGTTGGGATACGTGGCTCCCAGGCCGGGGCTGTTCAACCCGACTGCCGGCTACAACTTCACGTGGAAAACCGCTTTCGGCGGTCCGCGTTACATCAAGAACCGGCGCGATCCGCTGTCGGATAAAGGCTTTCTCATCGAGGCGTTCCAGTTCATGGATCATCACGTCTGCGCCAAGGATGCCGGCTTGTTCATGTCGGATGCAGTGGACTAGGAGGTCCTATGGCTCAGGGCGACTATGTTCAGGCTCTGCGTGACTTCCGGTATGACGACCAGGTCGGCGAGGTCCATACCGGTCAGGTGTTCCAGTTAGGTGGTCACATCAACGACGATGGCCTGCTTCGTCATCGGTTCCTGGCTCCCATCGAGGATGTCCCAACGACCAAGGCCAAGCGGGAAGCGTGGCTCGCTTCCCTGCCTACGTGCGGGGAATGTGGGGCCATGTTCCTGCAGGAATGGCAGCGGGATCGATGCGGGGAGGCTCACGGGCTCTCCGCCGAAGAGCGCGAGAGGCAAGCCAGGGAGCGGGCTCACGACCGCTACGAGCGCACTGTTGCTCCCGAGAGGCGTGTCATGCGCGTCGGTGCGTGACCACCTGCTGGTAATCAATCGCATAGGCCGATGGCTTTCCCCACCCATCTGTATCTGCCTGTCTGCCTGCTGGCGGGGGTGCTATCGGTTTAACTAACCAACGGGATAGGTGGTGTTATGGCGCTGACCGACCTGCAGAGGCTCCGGCTCAAAATCGCCGATCGGGCGAAGGCTGTCATCGACGAGGCGTTGGGGGAGGGTACGGGCTCCAAGACTGTATACCAATGTCGTCTCTCTCCCATCGTCGAGGCGACCGATCGGATCTATGTCGACGGGGTCCTCCAAACTCGGGATGTCGACTACACCATCGACGAATCCCTGGGGCTCGTCACTTTCGTCGCGGCTCCCGCTTCCGGGGCCGAGATCACTGCCGACTATCAGTGGGTTACGTTCACGGACGAGGAGCTCCAGGATATGCTCGATCAGGCCGGCTCCCTGGTCCTGGCGGCGATGGAGGCTATCCGTTGCCTGCTGGCCGACAGTGAGCGGTTCCTGAAGTATACGTTCGGCCAGGAGAGCGTGGATCGGTCCACTGCGAGGGCTGCGCTGCAGGATCTGCTCGACGATCTGCGTCGGGCGAAGGGCGGGCCCGTTGGGTTCGTGTTAGCAGATACGCCAGAGCGTGAAGAGCTCATGGCTCCCTTTGTAGAGCAAGACGAGGAGTTGACCGATGTCGATTAATTCGCGACTCGGGCGGGGGAGAATGAGGTACGTTTCCGATCGTATCGTCGACGACAACTTTACGACGGTGAAGATCTGGCGGGATGGGTCCAAGATCGCTACGCTGCGAACCCGAATCGCTCCGACCACGCGGGGGACTGCCGGGCGTGATCGCAGGCCGGTGCAGGGCGACGTGTCTCCCCAAACCTATGTCATGGCCGTGCCAAAGGGAACCACGGTTCAATCGGGCGACGACGTGTGGGCCGGCTCCGACCGGTATCGGGTCGTTTCTGTGGATCGCGTTCCCCAGGGCCGGCAGGTGATCATGGAGCGGCTTCAATAGGGAGGTGTACTATGCCGATCGCGGCAGATCAAAAAGTGTTCGTCGTCATCAAATCCGCCGATGGCGCTCAGGAGCTCGAGGGCTTCTATACCCAGGATCATCGGTTCGATCTGGAGGTGGCTTTCGTGGTATCGGGTCGAACTGCGTTGTTCCCCAGGGTCCACATCGGCGATCAGGTCCATGTCGACGACGAGATGGCCGGCGAGGTGGTCGCGATCCGACCGTCTGGCGTGGCCCAGCGGTGGGAGATCCACTTCGCGAAGGCCGACTCGTTTGTCGACTTCCTGGAGGGGAAGTCATCCCGTGGTCGTCGACCGAAAGCTCCGGAGGTCGAAGAGGCCGGCGAGGAGGCCGGCGAGGCCGGCGAGGGCCCTACGGACGACCAGGGTGGCATCGGAGGCGCTCTGGAGACTGCGCTGGCTGCGGCTGATGCCGAGCGGGCGCTTAGGGAATAAGGAGGGGCTATGGCTCGGGTTGACTTGGTGGTGCTGTTGTCCATCGAGGAGGAGGGGTTCCCTCCGTTTCGGGCTGAGCTCAACCAGGCTCCTGACATGGCTCCCGACTTGACTCCCAGGGCGCGTGCGTTGTTGTTGCGACTGACCGAAGAGATCCTGGCCCACTGCACTCGCCAGATCCCTACGGTGGAGGAGTTATTGGCGCAAGGCGATGGCGACTGAATGGATCGACTTGGCATCCTGGATCCTGGCCGGGCTGAAGGCGAATGCGACCGTTACGGCTGCAGTCGTCGGTGGGGCGGATAGCATCATCGAGGCCGGCACCGTTACGGCTCGCATGCTCGATGCCAATCAGGAAACGCGGCAGACCGATGCCGGCGATCCGAACCGGGTCCTCGCGCTGGTCGTGTGGGAGCGGGGCGAAGGTAGCAGGCGGGCCGGCTCGCGGGCTGCTGTGGCCAGTGTCTTTGTTCACGATCGCGGAGGTGGTTATGATCGGATCCGTGCGATGCGTGAACTCATCATCAAAGCGGTTGTGTGTCCTGATCAACCGGTGCTGTTTGTTCGAGGAGCGGTTGCGGTCCAGGTGCTACACTCGGGCCGAACCGGCTTCCAGAGGTTCGACGAGTTCGATGTGGCTTTCGAGCGGGTAGACTTTGCGGCTCCCCTCGTGGCACAGATGGACTCCTATACGTGACAGAGGAGGTTTCCCATGGCTGCGATATCGCAGAAGGCTGCTGGTGCGGGCTTTCGTCACGCTCGCATCTACCAGCTAGACTCTAACGGTTTGGGGCTCGTTCCTGCGACCTATGATGCGGATACCGCATACGATGGCGTGTGCATCGAGCTCCCGAAGGCGCTCACATTGACCGTTCCGGATCCGCAGACGATCGCGCATACCGGGGCCGATCGCGTGGCGCAGGTGGTCCTGCTCCCTCCGACCGAGGCAGTGACCGGCGAGCTCCGGGCGGGTCATACCGACCTGGAGGTCGAGGGCATTGTCGGTGGTACGAAGGTCCAGGAATTGGCCGACTTTGTCGTGGGCGGCGTGGGCACGGATCAGCAAGGCAAAGAACCGGACGTCGGTGTCCTGGGCTATCGCCAGGCGGCTGTGACCGATCCCTCGCGGGCCGATCGCGGATCCAAGTGCTGGATTTTCAACATGCTCCCGAAGGCGACGTTGTTCGCCAAGGGCGGGCCGGCTGAAGAGGGTGGCGCTGACGAGAATACGTTCACGGTCCAACCCAAGGTCGTCTCAGCGTTCCCCTGGCTGATCGAGTTCACCTGTGCGGATAACGGCTTCCTCGAGGCGCAGGTCCTCAAGGGGGTCAGCCAGTACCGTCCGCATCTGGCCTACTGGAAGGGTGACGCGACCGAGACGGCGTTCGACTTCACCTACACTGCGGCTGCGACCACGAAGGTGAAGGTTTATCACTGGGTCCTGTCGACCGGAATCGTGACCGACGTTACCGCTACCGTTACCATCACGACGGCTGACATCACGTTCGGCACTGCGCCTGCTGCCGGCGACATCGTGATCGCGTTCTACGAGATGGCCGATGCGGTCTGCTAGTCGGAGGCGGCTATGCAGACGAAAGTAGTCGAATACTGGAATGGTACGGTTGCAGAGACCGGCAAGGGTAAGGGCCGGAAACGCAAACCAGATATCCGGATCGTTGTCCGCGAGGCCAACGCGATGGATGGTATCACGCGGGCTGTCCTCCAGGGCACTGCAGAGAGTTGGCTCCTGGCTCACGGCTATGTCGTCGAAGAGGCAGAGGCCGAGGCCGAGGCCAAGGCCGAAGGGCAAGAGGCTGAGGGCGAGAAGGCCAGGACGCAGATGGCTGCGGCCAGGGCGATTGCGGCGAGGCTCGCGGCGAGGATCGTTTATCCCGACTTGATGTCTACGGTGGCAGAGGCCGAGGGCATCGATCCGGATCTATCTCTCGATGCGTTTCTGGAGCTCCCGGATACGTTGACGGGCCCATGGCAAGAAGCTGTCTACGAGCTCAATCCGCATTGGCTCACGCTCCGTCCTGCGACTCCTGAGCAGGAAGAGGCGGAAAAAAAAGGCTAGACGCGCATCGGCTGCAGGTGCGGCAACGGCTCGTTGACTACAACCGGGCGATCAAGGACTCGGCGGATCCCGACTCCCTCGAGGACGACGACCGATGGGAGTTGGTCAAGCCTGAGTTGTCCTGGGCGCTGTGGAAGTTGGGCCGGCGTTTCGACTGGCATATCCCGCTGTTCGAAGGCGGGCTCGTCGATTGGCCGGAGTGGTTTATGCACGACATGGCCATCCTCGAATGGCTCAATCGCATGATCAGGCGCGACATGGGGATGGACTGAACGGAGGAGCGTTATGGCCGAGCGAATCTACGATATCGCCGAGGGGGTCCTGCCCGAGCATCCAGAGACCACGGTTGTCAAGTGGCTTGGCTCCCTGGCCAGTCCAGATGCGGCTGCGCTGACTGCGGCGTGGCTGTCTGCGGTGGGGCGGGTCCGCCGACTTGGCGACCACTGTACATACCTGGATACGGATGGGCCGGCGTATCATCTGAAGGTGTACGATGGTACGACGTGGCAGACCATCGTCTAGGCGCTGCAGATCCATGGCGTCCCAAGCCAGGCTTGGGCTTGTCGGCGAGGGATGCCTCGCCGTTTGTTTTTTGGGGGTATGATGCCCATCCCGTATCAGGCCGAGTTCGATGCGGATACGCAGGCGCGTTGGGATGAAATGTGGGCGGCGCTTGGCGCGATCGGCGAGCTCACCCATCGCGAGGCTGACATCGTGGCCAACGTGGTCCGCTTGGGTATCGCGTGGAACTTCACCCATGAATCGGCTCCCGATGGCACTCCCTGGGAACCGTTGGCTCCGCGTACACAGGCCGAGCGGCGCGAGGGTATCGACTCGCGGGGGATCCCGTTCCGAACCGGGGCGATGCATCCCATCCTCGTCCGGACTGCCGATCTGAAGCGGTCTTTTACGGATCCCGACCATCCTCGTCATATCTTCATCGTCACCCGGGCCCCAGGCGGCGTCGAGCTCACGATATCCGCCGAGGACGATCCGGCGACTCCCGATCGGATCAGGACTCTGCATGCAGGTGGTCACGTGATGGGCATATCGAAGGGCATGCGCGACCTGCCTGCCGGCGAACCATACAAGGGGGCTCCGGTTCCGGCTCGTCCGTTCGTGGGGATCAGCGACCAGTTCGAGGATCAACTCTACGAGCAAGCCAGGCGCGTATTGTTCCAGCGTCTCGAGAGGGTGTAGCGCGATGGCAGAGGATGCTCCTGTCCTGGGCAAAGTCGAGAGCAGATCCGGCGATGCTACGCTGCGGCTGCTGTGCGAGCAGGTGAATACGCAGACCAGGCTCCTGGCTCAATACCGGGCCGATCTGCGCGAGATGGATGGGCAGGTCGACGGCTTGTCCGTGCAGATGGGGGTCCTGTGGGCGGCTCACGAGGCCGGCAAAGGCAATGGGCCGAGGAGCATCGCGGCGTTGGGCGAACGGCTTGCTCGGGTTGAAACGCAAGTCAAGATCGCGTTGGGGATCATGGGGGCGCTCCAGTTGATCACGATCGCGGTATCGAGTTATCTGGCGGCCAGGGCTCCATGAGGCGCTTCCAGTTGCTCCGGGCGGAGGATGTCTCCGGCGTCTCAGGTACGGGGGTCGTGGCTGAGGGGGTCCAGTTTACCGGTGGGGTGTGCGTGTTGGTCTGGTTGGGTCCGGTGTCCTCCGTCGTGGTCCATGAATCGATCGCCAACGTGCGGAGGATCCATGGCCATGATGGCAAGTCAGTAGTGGTTTGGCTCGATCCTGAAGGAGGTTGTGATGGCGCAGACGCAGGTTCTACAGACGGCGCAAGTCAACACGGTCACGATCGCGGCTAGTGCGGCGCTCAGCGGGGCGATCGACTTTCGGCGCTTCTCCCGCATGGAGGTCCACATGCCGTCCGCGTGGACTGCTGCGGATATTGGCTTCCAGGTATCTGGCGCGATCGATGGCACTTACCTGCCCCTGTATGACGAGGCGGATCCGGCTGTGCTGCTGGAGATCGGCGCTCCGGCTGTCGACCAGGCTCACGTGGCTCCGGCGAAGTTGGCCGGCGCTGCGTTCGTGAAGCTGTGGTCGCAGACTGCCGGCACCGGCGTCAACCAGGCGGCAGAGCGTTTGTTGGTCGTGGTCCTCAAGAGTTAGGGCCCACCCTGCTCGTGGGGTCCGGGGGTAGGCGCTCCGGAGTATTGGTTTAACTAGTCAAAGGGATTGCTATGCCTGAGCAAACTTTCTCGATCCAGGTCACGATCGATGGCTCCCAGGCCAAGGCCGAGGCCGGGCGGTTGCGGGACGCGATCCAAAAGCAGTTGATGTCTGCTGGCGCGATCCGGTTCGACACGTCTGCGCTGGAGAAGGTCCTCAAGAGCAAGGATATCGGCATCAGTGGGTTGGTGCGGATCGAGGGCCTGGAGCAGGCGTCGACCGGGCTGACGGCGCTGCAGGCTGCGGCTGCGCAACCTGTGGTAATCCAGGGCCGGGTCGACATCCAGGGCCTGGAGGAATCCATGTACCGCATGGCTCAGATCCGGCGTGATGCCGGATCCCTGGGCCGGGCGATCGCGGCTTCCCTCAGCCAGCAGTGGGTCAACCTGGAGGGCAAACTCGCCGAGCTCCAGTCGAAGATCACGGGGCTCGTGCGTCCGGGGGAAAAGGTCGACATTGCTGCCGATATGCTGGAGGGTATGCCCGAGCTCGAAGCGGCGCTGGCCGACCAGGATAAGAAAACGCTGGATCTAACGCTGAAGATGCAGGAGCTCCAGGCTCGCGTGGCTGAGCTCAACCAGGCTTATGCCCAACTCGGGCGTATCAAGATCCAGCCATTGGCCGGTGGCGAGCTCCGTACCATGTCCGAGCTCATGAAGGGGCTGACGGAACCGTACCATAAGGGCAAGATCCGCAGGGCGGTCCGGGATATCGATGCGGAGTTGGCTCCCCTGGAGGCGACCGTCCGCGATCGTATGAGGGCGGCTGTGGCAGAGGCGGAGAAGGCTCGTGGTCCGCTGCTGGCGGAGATCCAGAAGGTCAAGGCCGAGATGGAGGCCATGATGGCCGAGCGTCCGGTGCGTCCTCCTACGATCGGAGGTATGCCGGCGTACCAGGAGGCAATGCAACAGTGGGAGGCTCAATTCGCGCAGATGGAGGCGCGTTATCTCGAGCTCACCCGCGAGCTCGACGTCGTCCGTACTACTGCCATGACCGGCGATGCCGAGGATATGAAGAATCAGCTAATGATCCGGCGTCACCAGCTAGAGGGTCCTCTGCGCGAGGACTTTGCCTTCTGGCGTGAATGGTCGACCGAGAGCGTCGAGCAGTTGGCGGCAGATCTGCGGGCGGCTGGCCAGTCGGCTGCGGCTGAGGCGCTGCAGCAGATGATGGCTATCTTCCAGGAGCGGAAGCGGCTGCAAACGCAGATGAAGCGGGCGTTCGGGGGGCTCCTGAAGGGCGGCGAGGCCGAGCTCCCTGCCGGCGCGAAGGGAACCATGGTGGACTTCGTCAACGCGGAGCGGGCGTTGGCTACTGCTGCCGGCGACGTCAATGCGGTCATGGTCGAGCAGAAGAAGCTCCTGACTGCCATCGTCAAACGAATGGAAGAGGCGGCGATGGCTGCCGAGGGCCTGGGCAAAACCGAGCGATATGCGATCGCTCGGATGGAGGCTACTGCCAGGCGCGAAATGATGGCGGCTACGAAGGCCGGCGTTCCCCTCGAGGAGGCCGGCGCTGCTGTTACCTCCATCATGGCCAGGTTGACCGTCGAGGCGAAGCGGATGCGCTCCGAGATGGTTAAGGCGCTGGAGGATCAGCAGCAGGCCGAGGCGGCTGAGCGTGCTGGCCAGGGCGTCATCGGCGTGTGGCGGCGCGTCCGGCAGATCCTCGTCGGGCGATCCATCATCCCGGACATGGTCCATGAGATCGAGGTCTGGTTGGCGTCTATTGGCCAGCAGCAATCTCCCTTTGCGCATATCCGCCAGGATGCTGCCGATGCGTCTGCGCAGATCATCAGCGAGTTCGCCAGGCTGGCGCAGGCGCTCCCTGCCGAGGCGATCGCGTCCGAGGTCAACGTCCTCGAAGCGGAGATCCGCGACCTGGAGCGGGCGTTCCAGGAGGCGTCGGTTTCCGGATCCGAGGCCGGCGAGCGGTATAAGCTGGCGTTCCGGGATGCTGCCGAAGAGGTTCGGCGGGTCCTGGGCTCTACTCCCGAGGTCGAGGCCAAGCTGGCCCAGGGTATGCTTCCCCAGGGCTTTGGCGTTGGGGCCGGCGAATCCCGGTGGCAAAAGACGGAGGGGGCGGCTGCTCGGCGGGCGGGGGCAACCCGGGAGGGGGATGTCTGGTATCAGGCCATCAAGGTGGATATCGACGAGGCCGGGCGTAGGGCTCAGGCCGAGCTCGATGCGATCGCGGGGCAGATTGTCCAGAAGCGGGCCAGGTTGGCGGCGCTGCAGCAGGAGCAATTGGTCCGTATGGCCAACACCTACGAGCAGGCGGCTGCTACTGCCCAGGCCGAGGGCGATCCTGCTGCGGCTGAGCAATTGGCCAATCAATTGGCGGCGACTTATTCGCAGATCGGCCAGGCCGAGGAGGCGTTGGTCCAGGCGCAGCGTGAGGTCGGCGAAATGGTCCAGGTGGAGGCCGATCGCGAGGCCGAGCGGATCCGGGCTGCAGGCAAGGAATATGCTCGGGCTTCTGCCGTGGGCCAGGTAGACGTCCAGGCGGCGAAGGCTGCGGCTGCGGAGGTCATCGAGCAGGAGCGGCGTGTTACTGCCGAGGTCAAACGTCACGCGCAGTACCGGGCCAAGCAAAAGGAGGAGGCGGCTAAGCGGGCGACTCTGAAGGCTCGGGCCCAACGCGAGGCCGAGATCCAGGCGG